AAGAATCCGAAAAATTAAAACAAGCAATAGAACAAATAAAATCTATTAAAAAATATAACCTAAAATATAAAAACGAACTAATCCCAATATCATCTAATATAAACTTATTCGAAATATTCGATTAGGAAAAATATGATTTTTTTATTTTAATATATAATGTATATAAAAAACAAGAGAAAAATTTTGTTTAATATATAATATATAAAAAAAAATAATTAATCATTATGCCTTTACCACATTATACAAGAATTAGTAATGTAGGATCACCAGGAGGACCTGGTACACTACCAGATGAAGTAGCATACTTAAATCTATTTGAAATTACTTTTGTATTACCATCTATTTTACAAGCACAAAATAGAAGTCCGTTATTATTATTAGAAAACGCAACTAAAGTTAGTTTCGGTAAACTAACAGATTTTGGTGTAGGTGAAGTTGAACAAAGGTTTAAATATTCTACTAGAACTTTTTTAACTACTCCAAATAAAACGAGTGGTGAGATAACTATACCATTTCAGGTAAACGTTAGTCAAGTTGGTTCAATGGATGTTTGGAACACTTTAAAAGCTTGGTATGATTTAGTATATAACTCTCAAAACGGAACTTTACACTATAAATCCGATATTATCGGAACTATTATAGTTAATCAACACGATAAAAAAGGTGTTGTTTTAAGAAGAGTTACTTTCCAAAACTGTCAAATGAAAACATTAGCTGGTTATGAATTGGATTGGGGTTCTAATTCAAATATAATAGATAAAGTAGATGCTACTTTTGTTTATGATTACTTCGTAGATGAATATATCGACAATGGTAGAAATATAGACCCAGCAATTATTACTGGTTATATCTAATAGATAAAAAAAACCCAATCATTTGATTGGGTTTTTTGTTTATTTAAACTTTGGTATATTACTTGTCATATTATTCATATTTCTCATCATTTGATTAGAATCAAAGTTTGGAGTACTGGTTTGTTGATTTTCTCTTTGTTTTTCATGTTCTTTATTTTCTTCTTCTATAATCTCATTTACTATTTTAATATTTTCTTCAAATAACCAATAAGGCCATTTATTAATACTTTCTTCTTGTAAATGAAAATTCTTTTGTAAAAGAAGTTTATTTTTTAATATAAAGGTCAAAGGCATCATGAACAACGAAAATACCTGACGCTCCGTTGGGAAAGCTCATCTTAGTGTGGATCTCCGTACCACACGAATCACAATTTTTCTTCAATTCTTTAATACCAAAAGTCATTTTACCGACAACATTATTTAAAAACTGAAAAGAAACATCATCCATTTTTTGGAACTCTTCTAATTTAACCTTTATCCCCTCTTCCGTAATAGAATTTCTATTCGGTAACATAAATGGAATAATCTTTAAAAAAGAAACGTTTGGTTTTCTTTCCTCTGCATTTTCTTTTACGATAAAATCAGTAAAACATTTTTGAATACCAATATTAGGAGTAGATAATTCGAATGTTTTACCATTAATTATTTCAAATTTATAAGTTCTACTAGAATTATCGAAATATGATTCTATTTTTTCATCTATACTATGAAAAACAAAAGTTTTACTATTTATCTCAATAGTATTTTTTGCTTTACACGAAGGACAATTAGAATTTATACTCAATGATTTTCCATTTTGAAAAGTAAGTTCTCTAATCAAAAATATAATAAACAATCTATCTTGATCTTTAATATCTAAATAAGTACCCATTTTACCACCTGGATACTTAACTCGAACACAAGATTGTAACATATGATTCATTTTTTCTACGATGTCATAAAAATTATTATCATCAACCATAGAATAATCTTGAATCTCAATCGTTTTAGCTGGTCTAATCATAATTAAAGTTCCTTCTGGATAATGTCTACCACAAGGTAAATCTTTAGCCGAATAATTAAAATATTCCGAATCAGATAATCTAGTATTCGTATTTTCAAATCCATTATTATCATTAACCGGAATATCGGAATTCATTAAACCCCCACTTTTCGATTCAACACCTTCTAAATGTTTTCTTAGGTAGTCCTCTTCCGACATGTTTTTTTCGTCTGACATATTAATTAAATTATTTTTTTTATAATTTATATATAAATAAAACTTTTTCCCCTTTTTACTTATATAGTTAAATTATTATAAATAAAAAAACCCGATAAGTTTTAACTTATCGGGTTTTTATTTTTATTGTTTATATTAAATAAATCCACCAGAGTTAATTGATCCTGGTCTTAGTATTGTAATATTATTAACTATAATACCCATACCAAAAATTGGTTCAACATAAGTATCTAATACACCGATTTGATTTTCTATAATCTCAGTAGTATTATTTTCCTCATCCATTTTATTGAAATAACTAGCTATACCATTTTTAGAAGCAAATGTCTCACAAATAGTATCTGCTCTTAATTTAATCTCAGCTCTAACATCAGGAGTATTGTATCTCCACTGGTAGTCTAATAACATAGCAGATAATTCTCTTTCTAACTCGATAAGAGCCTCTCTGATATGAATATAAGATAAAGAAGAAGAAATTAATGTTTGTGCAGTATTTTCTGTTTCAATAACATATCCTCTATTTCTCTTAAATACGATAGGGTTAATTTTAGCTGAATTTAAATTCTCAATATCCTCAGGAGTATATTGGATTTCGATATCAGCAATATCAGTAACTCTACCATCTCTAACCCCAGCAGCGATCGTCCAAGGAGTTGTAGAACCAGTATTTAATAAGTGTTTTCTCATAAAAGTAGTACCAACATAAGAAGCTGGTGGAATACTTACCGGTCTTCCATTGTCATTAACTGTTATATATGGAGTAAAGTAAGCACCAGTTGTAACACCAACACCATCTGCTAATGAATATAGGAAAGTTGGATTACTTTCTAAATCACCACCGGTCTTTAAAAACTCTGTTTTAAATACACCTTCACTATCCACAAAAGTAGGAGATGTTGAGTTTTTCAATTGTTTAACAGAAGGAGCGTTGATTATAGCAAAAGCATCTAATCTATCCCCACATATATCAATCAATTGTTGTTTACTTCTTTCGGTTAAACCTAATCCAAATGAATCTATTAAATATCTAAAATCAACAGATTCTTTATTTGTAATTGCTTTGAATAAAGGAGTTCCTTTAGCAACCAAATTAAGGATTTCATTTTGTTTAGCTTCTGTACCATTAGGTAAAGAATCTTCTCTTAATCTAAATCCTTTCAATACTATTGATTTATAAGTATTAGCATAATTATCAATACTTCTATATCTCATTGTTTGTAAGTCACCAGCGAATTCCCAAACATCAATTCTCGAATCACAAGTTATTTCAGTTAAAGAAGAATCACCAGAATAAGCTCTTTTACTTAAAATTCTAGTTAATTTTCTTGGTTCTTCACCAACTTCTAACTCAGATGGGTCATAATAAGCAGCTAAGAAATCACCAACTCTAACCTCAGTATATCTATCCGCCTTAACTAATATTTTATTAGGAACTCTTGTATAACCAGTAGGAGTTTCGATTTCAATGGTTTGTTTAAAGTTCGATTTTCTAGATTGAACATTAAATACACTGTTATAATTAGTATCAACTGATTCAGTAGTTAATAATAATTCATCCATAAATTCAACTTTAATATCACCATCATTCTCTAAATACATTTTTAAATAATGTTTTTTATTGAAATCATAAACAAATTCAGTATTAATTGTTTCATCAGTAACATTTTCATTTACTTGGTAAGCATAACTACCAGAATAACCCAAATCAGTAGCTAAACTAGCCGATGATTGTGATGGATTAACTGAATTAGCAACTATTGTATATGTTCCTTTGTTTAAAGTAGATGTTGGGAAAATAAGTTTATCTTCATTTGATAACTCAGAATCCATATTAGTATTAAATATGATATAATCATTACCTGAAAAAGAAGCAGTTCCAGATGGTGCGTTTTCACCATTTAAGAAATCAACTTGTACCTCACCACCGTTGGATATTTTATTACTATAAAAGAAATCACCAGTATTGATAATACCATCATAAAACTTAGTATATAAATCAGAATATAAACCGATAACACCTTCTGTTGAATCACCTTGTTCTGATTTTGACATAACACTATCAGAACCAATCAACATTTCATTATCGATTGTATAGAAAATTAAATTACCATCTAAAATATAAGAAACATCGGTTAAACCAGTTTCGATTTTAAAGGATTTATTTTCAGTAGTAGAAGTAACTATATTAGTTAAACTCATTTCACTAAATGATTTTTTATCTCCACTAGAGTTTATAACCATAACAACTTTATCAGAGTTTGGACTATCTAAAACAGATAAAAATCTATTAAAAGCTTTAAATCTTCTATATTTTTCATAATTTTTAACATCAGCAGTAGAATTAGTATCTAAGAATTCAACTTTAATAACACCACTACCTTCATCAGTAATTGTGAAATCAGTATTCAATTCTAAATCAACAAAACCACCACCATCAACAGTAACATCAGTATATAAAAAACTAGATGTACCAAACATACCACTATTTAAATCGAATTCAACATATCCCAATACAATATCACTAACAGATACAGTAGGGTTAGTGTTTGCAACAAAATTATTAACTAATCGAATAGTTCCAGTATTATCTAATACGACAGTTGCAATATAACTAACAGTTCCAGATATAGTCGGATAATCACTAGCAGTTAATACTAAACTATGTGTACCAACTCCGATTGGAATAAATTTATCACCAATAACCGAAAATGAATCCGAAGTCGAATCATAATCAATTGTTATTGAAGCAGTAGAATTAACAACAGAATCAATAGTAACACCATATACAGAACCCTCTGCGTAATATGATGTTCTATTATAATTATCGATAATACCAGATAATTGTGGTCCAGATCCATTATCAAAAACATGATCGACTTGATCTTCATAACCATTAACACCACCTAAAATAGAAGTAACATTACCAGGTAAGTCCAATGGAACCGCTTCAAAAGATATTGTTTCAGAAATAGTTTCTTTATAAGATAAAAATTCAATATCAGTTTCATTTTGACCAACAATTGTATGACCAATTAAATCAATAGTAGCGTTTCTAAAATCAGTTTCTACTAAATCAATATCATAAGTACAAAAAACACCTGTTTTATCAGTATCTAAATTAATGTTATTTTCAATAAAAATATCTCTACCATTATTATCTCTGAAAAAAGGAATTAATGATAAACCTTCGTAATATTTTAATAAATTAACTGAATTATCGTTAGCAAAATTTCTAATCTGATCTTTAATTAAACCAGAAGTATTGAAATAACTACTCCATTTAGGATCAACAGATAAATCTTGATAATTACTCCAATCACCAGCAACAATAACAACGTCAACCATATAATCCGAAGCATAATCATTTGGATTTAAATATGTAGGCATTCTATCAACACTACCATACCAATTCAATAAACTAGTATCAAATCCAGTTCTTTGTGATTTAAACACAAATACACTTACATATTTATCTGATAAGTTTGTGAAACTTAAAACTCTTTCAGAACTACCAACGTTTGGTTTAACTAAATTTAAAAAAGAATCAGTATCTCTTTTCCAAAATCCAGTGTTATTAAAAAATCTTCTATAAGGACCTGTTCTTTTTATATCATTATTAAATCCACTAGATGTAGATAATGATTTATATTCGATAATATCTAAGTTATCGTCTGTTTTTAATAAGTTTAATGCAAAAACTGGAGATGATTCCAACATTTTAGCAATCGTTCTATGAAAATAAGAACCTTTTCTTTCTAAATTTCTATCTAATTGACCGAAAATACTTTCTAAGTCATTAAGATTAGTTATTCTGACCAAATCATTAACTGGTCCTTTTTTAGAAAC